GAATTTATCAATAAAAAAAGTAATAGGCATAAAAAAAATGCTGGAATATTTTTCCAGCATTTTTGAATTCAAAAGTTGAATTTGATATCAGGAGTCAGCGAGTTTTGCGAAGTAACTCATTGGGTCTTCATCATCGTCTGCTTTACTACCTCCAATGTCAGGAGAGTTGAAATCAGCAGTTGTTTTTGAAGCCTTATATGAGTCTTCAAGTTTCTGCATGACTTGCTCTTCACTAACCTTTCGTTGCTCGGTGGCAGCGTAGTTATCATATTCAGTCTCCTCTTGTTGCGTTGATGTAAGTGTGGACTTATTGCCCAGAACATAATCAAGACGCTTCTTCAGATCATCATAAGACTTGAACTGATCTGCGGCGGTGAAAGCAGCAAGTGAATACTGCTTCTTCCAGATACCCTCAAGGGCATCATCGTCGTCCAGTAGAGGAGAGGGACGGTCAAACTCGGACTTATCGTAGTTCCAGTAACCATCTTTCTTCTGCAGTTTCAGTTTGAAGTTAGCACCCTGCCAGAAATCGAAAGGGTTGATAGGTGTTTCATCTTCAAACTCGGGTTGCATTACATCCATAACCTTATCAAAGATCTTCTTGCCGAACTTGTAGAGGAATACTCCACCCTCGTTTTGAGGATTGGCAGGATCTTTGACAACATAGATGTTGGCATAGAAAGACAGTTTGCGTTTTTGCTTACGCACAGTATCTTTGTCGGCATCGTTGCCGCTGTTCCATAGTTCACGATTCAGTTCACCGATAGGATCCTTACCACCGATGGTGGTCAGGGAGTTCTCGATGTACCACCCACCAGGTCCTTGGAAAGCGTGAGAGAACAGTTTGACCCAAGGGAGATCTTCTCCATCAGGTGCGGGTAGAAAACGAATGACAGCATAACCGTTACCAGACTTATCCATCTCTGGTTTCCAGAGACGTTCATCGGCACCGCCGCCTTTGTTATTCATCTTCTCGGCTTCTTTAGTCAGCTTTGCTGTTAAAGAGCCCAAAGAGCTTTGTTTCTTGAGGTCTTTGAAAGACATTTGATATACTCCATATTGGTTGTATTTGGCTTTTGTTCCGTTGCTTTCAGGAGGATTGGATAGCCTCTTAAACCAAGAACTATAAGTTCTTGTTAAAGGTTTGTCAAGAAGACTCATTAATAGATTTTTTCATGTTTTCAATTATGCTCGACATATTAGAAAACACATAACCAAGATCCACATCGGGGGGGAATCCTAGTTGTCTTGCGGAGATGATGATTTGTTCCTTCATAGTTTTAGCTTCAGGATCATCCGATAGACTCATCCTAGTATACAGGACCTGCTGCTTGTTTAGCAACTGCTCCAGCAGTTCAACGTGTTCTAGTTTATCTGCGTTGTCCATAGCAGAAAATGAAAATACCTTCTCATAGATCTTGTCTTGAAGATCAGAAATGTCTTTCATTTCCTGTTGAACAAAGTCTGATTTAAAGAAACTCATACCCCCTCGTAAATAATCTCTTTCAAGATTTTCTTATATTTGAACACATCAATATGTATAAAGGTGTCATACTTACTGATTCGCATAGAAAGAAACTTCCATACAGGATCATCAAGTCTAGTATCAAAATCAGACTTGAATCCAATAATCTTGTTTAAGATTACCATACTCTCAAGGGACAAACTCTTATTGAGATGTTCCTTGACCACAGGAGGATGCTTGGTCCCCTCAACTCTAAACATAGCATCAAATCCCTTACCTGTAAAGACGTTCTCTACCTCTGTCTTGAAGGTGTATGTAAGAGACTGTAATCGCTTCTTCCAGTCGGTGTAGTTTTGTTCTCCATTTCTAACGATCTCTCCAATCCACAATGACTGAGGGTCATCACAAGATACAAAATTGGAAACGAAAAACTCGACCACTTCACTATCATCCTTCTGCCTGCTTAGTTTTTCAAAAAAGAATCTGTCTTTACGTTTGTAAAAACTTTGAATAGTGGCACGAGATTTACCACAATACCTGTGGTAGTCGTACTTCTCTCGCGTAAAATGGTTTTTAAGTCCTAGGTAGGACTTGTAGGCATCAAAAGGCGTCACCTTTGGTATCATTCTCTAGAGGTCGTCTGCTCACAAAGGAAGTTTAGCATGGGATGTTCTCTTAAGCAAGTTCATTTCCATTGCTTCACATTTGATTTTCTCCTTGAGTGGTTTGGAAATCAATTTGGGAATTGACTCAACATCAAGATTGTTTTTCTCACAGAAATGTACAATGGCATCAATGTACTTCATGCCTTTGTTATCGTGAGCGATTGCTTCAATTTCTTCTGCGAACCTACGAGAGCAATAGAACTTTGTCTCTAATAGATTAGTGATCGTTTCTTCTTCAGGACTCTTTGCCATATTCCTGTAATTTGAATTCAACAAACTCTCTAATATACTCGGAGAGAAGGTTGATGTACTTTCGTTTGTCGTGCTCTTCATAGACTTCCACTTCACCATTTTCACATGCCATAATGATGACAAATTTCTTTACCATTATACCAGTCATCTCGTATAACATGCAAGCATAAGCAGCACACTGTACAAAATAATGGTCAATCCACTTGCGTGGTTTTGGTTTCTTACTGGTCTTAAAGTCAATGACTGCTAATTCGCCTTCATATTCAGCGATACAATCAACACTGCCAGCGATACCTAGTTCTTTACTAAAGAGTGCCTGCTCAATAGCATGAATGTTATCAATCTTATCAAGATCAGGTTTTGCCATCTTGAAAAGATATTCCGAGAGGGGTTGAACCGTTGGAAGTTTTTGATTCCTAATGTAGTACTCAACCAATGTATGCATGTCAGTGCCACGACTGGTTGCTTGTTTGGTAATCTTGTTGGCTTCTTCATTACCAACCCGTGCTCTCCAAGACCTGAAGATCTCACGATTGTAATGACTAATAACAGAGGTAATAGATACTAACTTCTCTCCCGTAGGAGTATCATAGTATCTTACACCATCAATAGTCTCTCTGGAAAGAGAAGGATAATCAATTTCAACTTTTGTAAACATTACATACCAAGTTCAAGTTTAGCAATGATGTACTCTTTAACGAGTCCACTACGGCAGATGTCTTCCGCTTCAAATTCTACCATACTAAACGATGGCATGTTCTTAAGGATACGAATGAAGTCAACGATTCCATTCTTCTCTGCTGTTTTAATAAGATCAGTCTGTGTTGCGTCTCCGCAGAAATGAATCTTACTACTCTCACCAACACGGGTAATCATTGAGTCCAGTTCATGAAAGTTTAGATTCTGAAACTCATCAACAATAACGATAACATTATCAAGAGTAGTGCCTCTAATGAATGAGGTAGACCAAAAACTAATTGTACCCTGTGCTTTAAGATTAGCATAGAGCATTTCAAATGCGTTGTCATCTGGCATCTCAAACATATACTTTACCATATTCTTATATGGAATCTGGTAAAGAGAGGACTTATCTTCATGATCGCCAGGGAGGAAACCGATTTCTCTGGTAGGCACAAGCGACCTGACGATGTAGATCTTTTCATAAGGTGTCTTGGGGTCCAAGACATCTAGGATGGCATTGTAGAGGGTGATAAAGGTCTTACCTGTGCCAGCACAACCATAAGCAACAAGGTTCTTATCTTCTTTATATTCTTTGAAGAAAAGTTCTTGATTGCCAGTCAGAGGTTCAATCTTTCTAATGTAATCAAGATTGATTGGTTTCTTTCTCTTCATAGTCCTGTTGCTTGTACCAAAGGGAACTGGATTCTCTTTCTTTTTTCTAGCAGACATAATTTATCAATCGTAGTGCTTCAAAGTAGCACCTGGTTGCTTCTGTGCTTTACTAATGACATCTTTCCAACCTGGATATTTGGTGTACAGTTTTGAAAAAGATCCACCAATTTCAATACCCAACTTGGGAGAATTATCGGGAGTATAATACCGTTGCCAGTCTGGATTATCTTCACACCACTTATCCCAGTCATGAATACTCATGACAATCTCTTTAGTTTCACCAGTCTCCTTATTTTTCACAGGGTATGTTGCCATACGTCACCTCATTTGTGTTTATATTTATTAAGACCAGTCAAGGGCACCAGCAATCGTTGGAAACTGCTCCGCAAAGATCTTTTTACATCCCTCGGCAATATCCATATGCTCTTTCTGTGTGCCGTTAGCAGCCCTCAAAGAGATATAATGAATCCATGAACGAACCGAGCCGCTCATATAGAGTCTGGTCCCTACAGCAAGGGGAAGCACCATTCTAGCACACTCCTTTGCCACTCCTCGTTCTAGCATCTGTTGATACAGTGCCATGGAAGAGTCAAACAAAGTTTGCATCTGCAACTCAAGATTCTGTTGAACAAATGGATCAAGATCATTAGTAGAGTTCTGACGATTCTTTGTATCCTGACGACGCAGTTCTGGTAGAGGAATACTACCAAGCAGAGATGAATCTGCGTAGCGTTGAGAAAACTCTTGAAATGTAAATGATCTGTGACGAAGCACTTGAGCTGCGATTGCCCTAGATGTTTCTATCTCAAGTGTCATAAATGACTGCTCAAAGATACTCCAATGCTGGTGCTTAATACAGTACTTGATTAGTCCGTCAAAAGAATCGTTACCCTGATTGGATGGATTACTTACGCGAGCGCAGTAAGCGATATGTTTTTCAGCATCGGGAGATGCTGATACCAGTGTTACACTATTCATCGTTTTTAACCTGTTTGCGGACCTTTTTAAGTTCTTTGAGTTCGGATTTGATCATCTGATAGGCATCTTCCGTGGATAATTTCTTTGCTATTTCCAAGCAAGTAATAACCTCAACTCTTGTTCCAAAATGCTGAAGTGCGCTCTCAAAGGAATCTAGTTCTTCGTACATAATTAATCTGGGTATCCATCATCATCATACGATTCATCGTAATCAATGATAGGTGCTTGATATTTAGTATCATACTTATAGGACTCAATATCAGAAAATACTTCAGACTCCAAAGCGTCAACTAAAAGTCTTAAATTTCTGACTATGAGTTTTAACTTTTCTCTTTCCATAAAAAATGGGAGGTTTCCCTCCCATCCTAACACTATTCAATTGATTTGGCAATCACTTGATGTAAGTGCGTCCACGATAGCAGAAAGTCCCGTGAGACTCTTTGCTTTCTACACAACGGGTAGAATACTCAACACCACGGTATGAGGTGTGGGTAATCTGTGCGTCATGAATAGCAGATGCTTTGTTGATCTGCTTCTTGATCATGTTTAGTGTGTTCATTGTAGGTACTCCTAAAGTAGTTGGATTTTTAGGTCCGTTCCTTTAGTCGTTTGCGTCCCAATAGCAATCAGGTGTTGATTCTTTCATAACCTCAATTAATTCAATCCTAACCTCATTGTTAAGATTTTCATTATTCCTCATCCGTAGCATAATTGCATCGGCATCAGAACAACTGAGGGATGAATATAAAAGAACTTCAATCATGGGATGAACGGCTCCGTTCCGCGACTTACTTGCGTCCGATTTCTCGGATGAACGTCAGGTCTTATTATAGACCTCATATATTATATATGTCAAGCCCCATCATTATATGTAATTATAATACGCTTGGACACCTCACCTCTGCTATTGACAACAGTGGTGTATTGTACTTCCCCATCAAGTTCATCTGCGATCACTTGAACTGCTTTACGATTTGGGAATTTTATTCCATTCTTTTTCATTTCTTCTCTTTTATTATGCTCTACCCACATTTCAGCAACCATATCACCGCTATGTACTGGTGGATGATGGGTAGGGGTAGCATTTTGCCACTTATCAATTGCTTCCTGTGTAGGAATTTCAATTCGGAAAGGGATATCATCCTTAATAAATTCCTCATTCATATCAATGTATGTTTGAGGACTGATCTTCTCAGTCACGTTGCCTCCAGTCTTTTGGTTTATCTTGCTGAAACCAATCCTTGATATCTTCAGCACTATCAAATCCCGTCTTATGATTGGATGGGTCGGGATCACCTAGTCCCATCCTATTCAGAAAATCATCAGTACTTCCTTCTTGAATGTTTTGAGATGCTTGGCGTCGTGCCTTTTTCATCATCTCATTAGCAGATGTATTCGCTTTTGCTAGTTTGTTTGCCCAAATCATATCAGACAACTTCACTTCTTCGCCAGCGACAATACATTTACATATAAATTCTAATCTTAAACGATATTGAGTAGAAAGCATGTGTCTCCTCTTCTAGATCTATTTATTTTTCTTTGCAGAAAAATATAATTTGTAATACTTTTTTTTCATAGCATCCATGATATCCATATCTTCAAAGAAACCCATGTATTTAAGATTTTGATAGACTCCTTCCATCTCACCAAGAAGTAGCAAGAGGTGTGTAGGTGTCACCTCTCTGCCTCCAGGTTTGTAGAATGAATCAGAATCCTCCTTCACTCGCTTCCTCAACCATTTTAGATACTACATCTTCTGTACCATCTATTGACTTAATCGTAAACAGATTAGACTTCTGATACTTCTTGATCTTCTTATATTCTTTTAGAAGTTTGTCAATCTCATCCGTTGACATGTCAAAGTCAACATCAAATCCTTTAGTCATTTATTTTTCCTTCTTTGTTCCTGGTGGATTCCACAACTTTGGACTAATTCTTCCCTCTGCTTGAGTGATATTCACTAGATCTTTTTTATATTTATCATAGTATTCATCAAAGATTTCAACTGTCTTACCAGTCATGACAATATCAAACTTCGCGATGCCCTCTACATTATACTCGACTAAGTAAGCACTTGAAGGAAGTGACCTATCTTGCGAGGAAGATGGGTCACAATCTTCAGCAATAACTCTTATGCCTTTGGACATTAAGATCGTCCTCCCCATTGGATGTCTGGATAAGCAGATTCTACCACACCTTTAGTGATTTTAAACTTACTAGACAGTTCTTTATCCTTCACAAGGCACAAGATTGCTGCCTCATCAGGATGAAGACCCTCCAGCATTTGAATGAACATACTCTCTCTACGAGTCTTGGAAAGCGTGTCATTGCCTCCTTTAACAAAATGGTAGAGGTTTCTATACTCCTTTCTTAAAGACGTGTGGTCAGTTCCAAGGGGTGCTTCGCTCTTGTTAAATGGAACCTGCCCTTCTGGAAGCATAGAAATGATAGTATCATCAAAGTTCCAGATGAGAAGAGATGTTAGAGCATCAGTACGATACTCTTTCAGTAGTTCAATTTTCTTATCCTTGCTCCTTGCCTTACTAATTTCAGCAAGGACTTCGTGCATAAAAGGATTAGGTGGAAG